CCACCATCGCCAAATGCCTCGACGACGAAGGCGCACTCACCGCGTGGAAAGGACGCATGACCGCCACCGGACTCGTCCAACGCAACGACCTCCTCGTCGCAGCATCAGCAGCACTCGAAGACCGCACCGCACTCGACCGCATCGTCCAACAAGCCATCGAAGCAGCAGGAGCATCCAGCAAAGCCAACATCGGCACCGCACTCCACTCACTCACCCAAGCCATCGACCTCGGCCACAAACCAGCAATCCTCCCAGGACTACAAACCGACGTCGACGCCTACACCAAAGGCATCACCCAACACGGCGTCATCATCGACCCACGCTTCGTCGAAGTACTCCTCGTCAACGAGAAATACGAATACGCAGGCACCGCTGATCGCATCGCCCGATTCAACACCCGCAAGAAGAAACAAGTGTTCGACTTGAAGACCGGGTCAATCGACTACGCAATGAACGCCATCGCAGTGCAGATGGCGATGTACGCCAACGCCGAATACATCTACAACTGGCAAACCCAAGAACACATCCCGATGCCAGACATCGACAAGACACGAGGCGTCATCATCCACCTCCCAGCCGGAAAAGGTGAACTCGCCCTCTACGAAGTAGACCTCGTCGCCGGATGGGAAGCAGCCCAAATGGCGATGGACGTTCGCGCATGGCGCAAACGCAAAGACCTGCACATCAAAGTGCATGCGGAGGCGGCGACCAACCAAGGGAATCCGCCCACAACCGGTGTCGCCGCCTCTGCAGACCTCAACCGCACCGACACACTCACCCGCATCAAGAACCTTCCAGCCCCAGCCCAAGAGCTGTTGAAGAAACATTGGCCTGCACCCGGTGTGAAGTTGCCCGACCTGGACGAAGAACAGTTGGACATCCTCATGATCCGACTCGACCAGTTGGAAACCGAATTCTCCGCCCCGTTCCTACCCAACAACGAACCAGAACTCCAACCCATCACCAAAGCACCAACCCGCAAGAAGGCACCAGCGAAGAAGAAGGTGACGAAATGAAAATGGCTTTCGGAAAAATCATCATCGACTTGCCACAACAAAAGAAGCAATACGACTTCAGCAATCATGCTGGACTTCGTGCCGTGCTGGCTTGGGACAAAGTAATCCATGGTCGGCGACTTCCATCAAAACGCAGTCAGTACTGTCTTGCAGCTGCATTGGCAATCGTCAATGAAACACCGATGCCACCAGTTCCTTTCGAGGGAAACACAAACAAGCCATGGCGATCTGCACCGGCACGAGTTGAGACAATCAAACGAATCTTGGCGCAACATGAGGTTCAATCATGACACCGCTCGAAGGTCGCCTCGTTGACGAATCCGTCGTCATCATCCTCAAAGCCCGGTTCGCCAAACTCAACGACCGATGCCGCCTCACCATCCGCGACATCGCCGACGAAGCCAACGGCTCCATCACCATGAACCAACCGACCGAACGACGAATCGGCATCGCCCGCATCCTGCTGGAGATCGCCGAAAACGACGACCACGTCGACAAAGACCTCGTGCGTAGCATCTGCGAACTACGCACAGGAAAGAAATACAACACCGCAGGAGAAGCCCTGGCTGACTTGTCATGGGTTGACGCCGAACGAGTTTGGGCGTCATTCCAAGACATCTACGCAGACCGGGTGCAACTCGAATACATCCCAGCAAGCAACAACTACACCATCAAGGAGTACAGCAATGTCCGATGAATTCATGGAATCCACGTCAGGCGGCCCGAAACTGCCTGCACTCAAGTTCGCCAACGTCGGCGACACGCACACCGGCACCGTCACCGAAGTAACCAAACTTCAGGACAAGGATCCGGCAGGCAACGTCAAGACCTACGACAACGGCGATCCACGCTGGGTGTTCGTGTTCACCCTCGACACCCCAACCGGTGCATCCAACTTGTGGGTGCGCGGTCAGATGGTCAAAGCGATCCGTGAAGCAGCCGAAAAAGCGGGCGTCAAGACGCTCGTCGGTTCGACGTTGAGTGTGCGTTACACGGGTGACGGTGAGAAGAAGTCGGCTGCGTTCAACGCACCGAAGCTCTACGCCGCCAAAGTCGAAGCACCCAAGAACGATGCCTCGGCGGAAATGTGGTGAACCTTCTCGGCTTCGCCGCAATCGGAGCCCTGATAACGGTCATACTCTGGCTCGCCCTGCGTGAGCCAGGGCGTGACCGCGACTACCAATAATCCCGTGACCGGGGCAGGTTTTCCTCCCTTCCCTTTTTCCTGCCCCGGTCACACCGTGTTAGAAAGCAGCCATGACCAAACAACAAATCAGGGACGCCATCGAATTCCTGCGACGAGTGTTCGTCGGCCAAGGAGACGTCGACCGTCTTGAAGCAGTAATCAAAGCCCTAGAAACAGAACTCACAAGGAGAAACAAGAAATGACCTACGACCTGGACGCACTACGACAGATGAACGAGGAGGCACAGTTACGCATCGCCGAACTGTCCACTGCCCTCGGCACCGTCACCGAACAACGCGACAACCTCGAAGACTCACTCGACGCAGCCATCAAAGAACTGGATGCACACAAATCCCACATCCACGTCCTCACCGCCACCGTCGAACGTCTCCGCCTCCACATCCAGCAAGGAGTTGAACTGTGAATGACACGACCGCAATCCTCATCATTCTGATTCTGCTCAACCTGGGGCATCTCGGAATCTTGATTCGCCTTCGTTGGATTGACAAAGCAATCAAACAACTGCCATACATCATTCGCATCCAAGCCGAAGGCCGTGAGCGATACATCGAACTACTTGAACGAAAGGTTATTGACTAATGACCAAAGGCTCCGAAATCCTCACCGAAGCCCACGACCTCGTCAACGGCCCACGCCAAGACGCCTACAACCACCCATTCGACGACTACTGGAAAGTCTCACAACTCTTCTACGCCTTCACCGGCATCCAAGTCTCGGTAAAGCAAGCCGTCATGTTCATGATCTGCGTCAAACTCGCACGCATCGCCACCAACGACACCAACGGACGATGGCACCGCGACAGCGTCGTCGACGCAGCCGGATACCTCGCCTGCCTCAGCATGGTCCATGAACACATTGAAGACATGCACAACGACGCCGTGTCACGCTTCAAGGACAAATAATGAGCATCGCCGACCCCAAATTCGCAACCGTTCTCGCCGACGCAGACGGCCACTCACGCTGGGTATGCCACACTGACGCAACCGACATCATGGCCGCGTACCGTCAAGGTGGTGTACATCTACTCGTCACGCTCGATCCGGAAGGCAACATCACCGTGGCATTCAAGCCCGGCAGACATTGGGAAGCGACATGGTCGCCACCGATTACATTGGAACGACGATGAACCTCGACCCACTCCGACCGTGCGTCTGCGCACCAAACTCCAAACCCTGCTGCGACGGTGCCGATGACGAAGAGGACTGACCCCATCGAGCAATACCTGAACTCGACCGGGTCGGGCTGGTGCATCAAATACGTCCTCATCGCCGTCGTAGAAGACGAAGACTCCGACCAATCCTTCTACATACAATGCCTAGAGAACCAGACGGCAGCCGAAACCATCGGCCTCTGCGAAGCCGTCTCCCACATCCAGAAAGCCAAGATCGCACGAGCATGGATGCAACGAGAAGACGAAGAAGACGAGTGACCACCTGGTCATGTCCTCGCTGTCCAAATCGGGCTATTCTTCACATCACACCGTCAGAACCACCAATCTGTACCCGCCACAACCCGCCACAACGAATGGAGACACGATGCCCCGCAAGCGACGACAAGCACGACTCAAATACCACGCCCGACCACTCATAGAACAATTCCACCCACACACCTCCGCTAGACAACTCGCCCAACTCTTCCAAGTCCACCCCGGCACCATCCAACGATGGCGCAACCCACACACCACACTCACCCAATGGGAAGCCGACCGATACGCAATCCGACTCGGCAAACACCCATCAGAAATCTGGGCCGACTGGTTCGACATCGACTAAATGACCCATACACCCTCGTACCAAATCGGCCTGTTCGACGCCCTCAACACTGGCTATGACGTCAGACCAATTCGAGCACAAGACGCCTATGGCTACCTACTAGAAATCCACTATGCGCGAAGGATTCCCTCAATCTCATTCGCATACGGTCTCTACAGGGACGCCGACCTAGTTGGCGTCGTCACCTACGGAACACCTGCAAGCTCCACACTGTGCAGAGGCATCTGCGGAAACGAGTGGCAAGAACACGTCGTAGAACTCAATCGGCTGGTGCTTCGTGACAACCTAAAGAACGAAGCAAGCAGACTCGTTGCCAGGTCTCTCGGACAATTACCAGCACCGAAGATTGTGGTTTCTTTCGCCGACACGGCACAAGATCACCACGGCATCGTCTACCAGGCCACCAACTTCATCTACACGGGTCTATCAGCGGCGTTCAAGGACCCACGAGTCAAAGGACTTGAGCATCAGCACCACGCGACCTACGCTCACGGACTCAGCAATCAGGAGGTGATTGAGAAGTATGGCGCAGAAAACGTCTATTTCGTCAACCGTTCCCGCAAGCACCGCTACGTCATCTTCGTCGGAAATAAGAAACAACGCAAGGACATGCGTCAAGCATTACGATACGAAATACTGCCCTACCCGAAACCCAATCCACAGACCTGACCAACCCAACAAGGAGTCCCGCCAATGACAGTCCTAGACGCCGCGATCGCCTACGCACGGCGAGGCATCCGAGTCATCCCCATACAACATCAATCCAAGATTCCACTCCTCAAAGCGTGGACCACCGAAGCCTCCAACGACGAAACAGTCGTCCGAGAATGGTTCACCGATACCTACCGAGGCGCGGGTGTCGGCATCGCCACCGGACGAGCAGGCACACGCCAATTCTTCGTCCTCGACATCGACGACAAAAACGGGAAGCGTGGCAGTGACACACTCGCCGATCTAGAAGCAGAACACGGCCAACTCCCCGACACCGTCACCGTCCTCACCCCAACCGGCGGACGCCACCTCTACTTCACCACCACCATCGAAATACGCAACGACGCAGGCAAACGCCTCGGCGAAGGACTCGACATCCGAGGCATCGGCGGCTACGTCGTCGCACCGCCCTCCACCCATGAGAACGGAGGCGAATACACCTTCGAGCACGGCTACGCCATCACCGACACCAAACCCGCCGACGCACCCGCATGGCTCATGCACCTCCTCACCATCCAACCCAAGATCGACCGAGCCAAACCACGAGACCACGACGACTTCCTCAACGACCCCAACCTCCCCAGCAGCCGCTACAACGCCACCACCAACTGGCACGACCTACTCACCGCAGACGGCTGGACACACGCCTACCAACACGACGGCACCGACTACTACATCCGCCCCGGCAAGACCCGCGGTGTCTCCGCCAGCGTCAACCACAACGGCAACGACTCCCTCATCGTCTTCAGTACCAACGCCCCAGTCCCGGAAGGCGGCTACTCACGCTTCGGCTACTACGCCCAGACAAGACATGGTGGCGACTGGAAGAAAGCCACCGCCGAATACCTCGGCCGCAACCCAACACCCGTCACCAGCACACCCGACGAACTCCTCAACCAACTCGTCAACTGGTCCGAATTCTGGAACCAAGACCACACCAGCGAAGACTGGATCGCCTACCCACTCATCGCACGAGGAAGACAAACCGCCCTCTTCGCCGTCGCCAAAGTCGGCAAGTCCTACCTCGCCCTCGCCTGCACCGCAGCCCTCGCCACCGGCAAACCCATCTTCGGACGCCCAGCCCAACCACCAGTCCACGTCCTCTACCTCGACTACGAAATGACACCAGGCGACCTCCTCGAACGCCTAGAACGCCTCGGCTACACCGAAGACGACAACCTCACCCACCTCCACTACGCCATCATCCCCAGCCTCCCCGCCCTCAACACCTACGAAGGCGCAGCCGCCGTCATGAAGTTGGTGGAGCTGACTGGAGCCCAAGTCGTCGTCATCGACACCACTGGACGCGCCGTAGAAGGCGAAGAGAACTCAGCAGACACCTACCGCGAATTCGCACGCACCACAGGCCTCAGCCTCAAAGCCGCAGGCATCGCCATGCTAAGAACCGACCACGCAGGCAAAGACAAAGGCCGATCAGGCCAACGAGGCTCCTCAGCCAAGAACGACGACGTCGACCTCGTCTACCACATGGAACGAGAAGCCCACCACATCAAACTCACCCGACTCTTCTCACGCATCACCTGGGCACCCAACGAAGTTGAACTCGTCGAGGAGACGCTCGAAGACATCCACCCCATCCGACTCAAAGACGCCAACCAATCCTTCACCCAACGCCAATACGAACTCGCCAAAGCCATCCTCAATGCATTCCCCAACATCCGCCCCGGCCAACGCCACAAAGCCTCACGAGACTTCCGCAAACAAGTCCGCCAAGCAGGCATCAAATACGACACCAATGACCTCCGACCAGCCCTCGACGCCATCCATCTCAACCGCACAAGCGACCCACTCGACACCCAACCCTGAGCCCCGAAACACGGCTCCAGACACCCCACAGATTCCAGACACGGGTTTCAGACACCGTTCTGAACCCGTTGGAGTACAAACAGACACCCGTGTGTGACGTAGTCACACGGTGTCTAGTACCGCGTCTGGACCCTCCACTACCATTCAAGACCACATGCCCATTCAACGACCCTGCCTCGGCTGCCGACGACTCACCACCAACCCCATCCGCTGCCAAACCTGCAACGCATCCCGCCAAGCACTCATCGACGCACACCGAACCCACAAACGAGACCACTACAAAGGCGACTACCAAGCACGAGCCAAAGCCATCCGAGACACAGCCACCCACTGCTGGCTCTGCGGCGAACCAGCCCGCTTCGGCGACCCATGGCAAGCCGATCACATCTACCCAGGCAGACCCGACTCACCACTCGCCCCGGCTCACCGCTCCTGCAACATCCGACGCCGCTTCATGACGGCCACCTGACCCCACCCCGGCATCAACCGGGGTGGCCTCAAATCTGGGCCGAGAAAGGGCGAAACGAC